TACAGTCAATACCACGAATGCCAGGTTAAGGTTGATGCTTGGATTGAATGGTATAATACACAAAAGAAAATCAATGAGAGTATAAAATGAAAAAACTATTATTAATATTGACATTGGCAACATTGCCCGGCTGTGTGTTAGTTGACGCATATCTTCAAGCACACTTTGACAACAATGAATACGCACAAATCAATGCTATTAGAACATTAGCTAGTTTAGGCAAAGCTAAATGTGGTACAGATAGTATGCCAGCTGTGGCCAGTAGTCTAGCATTTGACGCTGAAGAACTAAAGAACTACAGTTCAGCTATTCCACACAACGATCCAGCAATTAAAATGACATCTGAGTTATCTAAAATTGTTGTAGAACTTAATGATCGTTATGCCGCAGGTAAAGAAGTAAGTAAAGCATATTGCGAACTTAAATTAACCGCAATTGAGAAAGACGCAACAACAATTCAAACAGCTATAGGAGCTAAACCAAGATGAGTTTACAAGACCAAATTACACAATTAAATGCACACCCAAATGATGGTGTGGCTAACTGGGCCGCAGATGCTTATGATTATCAAGAAAAATTTCAAGCTGGAGAATTATCAGCTGAAGAATACAACGAATTAGTAGATGATTTAAAAGACAGTTCAGCAATCAGTGAAGCTGCTAGCGATCTACAAACGCAAGAATTAATGTACGCAGTTATTGAAGGACTGATTGCATTATCTAGTGCGGCATAACAATAAAATCAATAAGGAGCAAGACAATGTCAACTAAAGATGAAAAACAACAAGAACATTGGATGACCACCAAGTGGCGCCCAATGATGGGCTGGCTGTATATGCTAGTCTGTTTCATGGATTTTATAGGATTTCCAGTGCTCTGGAGTCTATTACAAGCACATGATCACGGCACAGTAACCAGCCAATGGCAACCACTAACCTTACAAGGCGGTGGATTATTCCATATGGCCATGGGTGCTATTATTGGTATTAGTGCGTACGGACGTACACAGGAAAAACTAGGTGGTGCTACAACAACTCCTACAACAGCAGGTTTTGGTCCGGGCATGGGCACAACGTACCAACCACCGGCTAGCACGGCGTCTCAACCATATAACAATACGCCATATACACCGCCACCTACACAATCATATGCGGCACAACCTGTAGCTAATTCATATGCACAGTCAACACCGTATACTCCACCAGTAGCATCTGCTCCAGTAGTAGATGCAGGGGTTGATCCAGATACTGTTCCACATCCAGATCCAACAGTAGATCCAACTCGCCCAGTACGTAGAATAAAATAATTTGGCTACATAGTACTAGCATTAAATAAAAAGGTAAGCTATAATAACATATAGTTTACCTTTTTTTCATATTCAATTAGGAGTTACAATGGCTGTAACAGTAGAAGAACATAGTCCGTTTTTAGAAGCATTGATTTATCTTAATCAGTGTAAAGTAGTAGTAGAAGTGGGTGTGGCAGAAGCTAAAACCACAGCATTTTTGTGTCGCGGTGCTGCCCGTGTTAATGGAGTTGTATATGGATACGACATCTGGGACACACATGGTTTACAAAATCAATTTCAACACTGGTCAAGTCAAGAGAAGTGCGAAGAATATTTACGTAGCGAAGGTCACTTTAATTTTGAATTAACTAAAATTAATAGTAAAACCAAAGGTTTCCACGAACTAATTAAAAACAAACACCCACGTATCGACCTGGCATTTATTGATGGTTGCCATAGTTACGAAGGAATCAAAAATGACTTCGAGGCTATCTATCCGCAACTAAGCGAAACAGGCATTATTGTATTCCATGATACTATGAGTATCGATGGTTGTCGTGAATTCATTATTGAACTACGCACTAAACTATGGGATGGTACATTTGATATTGTTACATTCCCGTACGGTAGTATGGTATATGGTGATGGTAATGTGGTTGATCGCCGTACTGGTGTAAGTATGCTAGTCAAACGCGGATTTGCTACTATTCCGCAGGCAATTGACGAACAATGTAACCTAGATGAACACTTCAATGACATCTATGTAGCAGAAGAAGAGTGGTACGAAGCAGAACTTAAACGTGCCGCAAAAAGTAAGAAATAAATAACTTGACAATATAACACTTTTCTTGTATAATAAACAATATGGCTAATGCGTATGAAACACTAGGTGTGCCTAAAGGGGCATCTGAAGCAGAAATCAAGAAAGCGTATCGTAAACTAGCAGGACAGCATCATCCAGATAAAGGTGGTGATACTGCTAAGTTTCAAGAGATACAATCTGCTTACGAAACTCTCTCAGATCCTCAAAAAAGAGCACAACACGATAATCCAAGTCCGTTTAGTAGTTTTGACAACGGACAAGGTAATCACTTTGAATTTCACTTTGGAGGCGGTGGCCCCCAAGATATCTTTGAACAATTCTTCCGTCAAGGTGGTCATCCATTTGGTGGTCCTAATCCATTTAATCAACGCCAACATCAACCTAGACGTAATAAAGATCTACGTGTACAATTAAACATAAACATATCAGAAACCCTAGTACAGCAACGAAAAACAATCAGCGTTCAAACTACCAAAGGCGATCGCTACAATGTAGACGTTGATATTCCGCGTGGTGTGACTCCGGGCACTACGATCAAATATAGTAACATGGGCGATAATATGTTTGACTCATTGACAAGAGGCGACTTATATGTTATTATTAATGTAAACAATGATAGCAATTGTGAAGTTCATGGTATTAATCTAGTCAAACGTATACAAGTTGACGCAATTGATGCTATGTTAGGCACAGAAGCTATTGTACATGGACTTGATGGGCGTGATTTTGCTGTTAAGATACCACAAGGTTGTCAACATGATATGAAGTTTGGCCTACAAGGTCAAGGATTGTATCAAATGAATACCAATGTTAGAGGTGATTTAGTTGTAGTAGTTGAAGTAGTTGTACCTGTACTTAACGAACAACAATTAAACATCCTTAGAAACATTAAAACCATTAACTAAATATTTTTAAGAAGAGGTGTACTTTGTCAGAAATGCGCTCAAATCCTGAGATTGAAAAAATTATCACAGCGGCTACCGCTCTAGCAAAAGATTACAAACATCAGTATGTAACTTTAGAACATCTTAGCATTGCATTAATAGAATTTCCAGACTTCCATAAGCTATTAGAAGAATACGGAGTGGACGTAGAAAACATGCTACGTGACATGTACGACTGGGTAGGGCAACGTGATGAACTAGTAAGCCTAGAAGATGACGTAACACCACAACGTACACATGCCTTAGAGCGTGTATTCAATCGTGCGTTTACACAGGTATTGTTTAGTGCCCGTGAAGAAATGCTACCAATTGACCTGTTCCTAAGTATTAGCCAAGAACCGCAGAGTCATGCCGCATACTTCTTCCTCAAATACGGTATTAACCGCAAGCAATTAGTTGAATTCTTCTCAGAAAACAATGCAGAGCGTCTAGGACATAAACCAGCTAAACGTGAAGCCAACAAGAAAGATTTTGCAGATAAGATTTTAGAAGAATATTGTACTAATCTTAACAAACACGTAGACGAAGGTAAGATTGATCCTGTAATTGGTCGTGAATATGAGCTTGAAGAAATTGCACAAGTACTTGCTCGTCGTAACAAATCAAATGTCTTAATGATTGGTGACCCCGGTGTAGGTAAAACAGCTATTGCTGAAGGACTAGCACATAAGATTGTACACAAAGATGTACCAGAATACCTAAAAGACTATACAGTTTATAATTTGGAAATTGGTAGTTTGCTAGCTGGTAGTAAGTATCGTGGCGAATTTGAAGAAAAATTCAAAGATGTTATGAATGCACTAACACAAAAAGGCAAGTCGATCTTGTTTATTGACGAAGCGCATCAGATGCAAGGCGCAGGTGCAGGTAGTTCCAGTTCAGTAGACTTTGCTAATATGATTAAACCAGCATTGGCCAAAGGTGGTATTAAAGTTATTGCAAGTACTACCTATGAAGAGTACACACAATCGTTTGAAAAAGACCGTGCCTTAATGCGTAGGTTCTATAAATTAAATGTAGACGAGCCTACACCAGCAGTAGCCAAAGATATCTTATACGGTCTACGTAATCACTTTGAAAAGTTCCACGGTGGTGCTATTGCAGATGAAGCTGTAGAAGCTGCTGTCGATCTAAGTGTACGCTATCAAACAGACAAACGCTTACCTGATAAGGCCATTGACTTAATTGATATGAGCTGTGCTAAAGCTAAGATTAAGAACCCAGACTTTATCATCAGCAAGGAAGAAATTGTTGATACTATTGCTAAAGCTACAGGTATTCCACGTGAAAACTTGTTAAGCGAAAAGGCCAAAGATAATTTAATTAGTCTCGAAACTACAATTAAAGATAAATTGTATGGTCAAGACTCAGCTGTAGATCAAGTATTAGAAAAGATCTATGTAGCCAAAGCTGGTATGAAATCACATAACAAGCCCGTGGGTAACTTCTTGTTCTTAGGTCCAACTGGTACTGGTAAAACAGAACTATGTAAGCTATTAAGCGAAAACCTAAGCATGAAGCTAATCCGCTTTGATATGAGTGAATATCAAGAGAAACACAGCATGGCTAAACTTATCGGTGCACCTCCGGGCTATGTAGGTTACGAAGATGGCAACCTAGGCGGTGGCTTGCTGATCAGCGAAGTAGAACGTAACCCACACAGTATTATCTTGTTAGATGAGATTGAAAAAGCACATCCTGATATTAGTAACCTATTACTAAGTATCATGGACGAAGGTGTTATTACTGGTTCAAACGGTAAGAAAGCAGATTGCCGTCATGCCATCCTTATCCTAACAAGTAATCTAGGCAGTGCCGATGCTGAAAAGAATGCCATTGGTTTTGGACGTAGTCAGACTAAAGAAGGCACAGATGATGAAGCAACTAAACGTTTCTTCAAACCAGAGTTTCGCAATAGACTTGATGCTGTAGTTAAGTTTACTAAACTTGATAAACTAGCAATGAAGAAAATTGTTGTTAAATTCCTAAACGAATTAAACACATTACTTGAAGAAAAGTCTATTAAAGTACGCCCAACAGAAGCCTTAGTTGATCATTTAGTAGAAGTTGGATTTGATCCAGCAATGGGTGCTCGTCCACTTAATCGTAAGATCAATGACTTGATTAAAGTACCGTTGAGTAAGAAAATCTTGTTTGATCATATCGAAAACGGTAGTATTATTTCAATAGATTATGCTGACGATACTGTTAAATTTATAGTAACAGCACCTGTGCTAGATCTACTAGAAAATAAAACAGTAGATGAAAATGGTATTATTGTAATATAAATTTTTATCAGTCGTATATTGGCTCGCTAAATAATAGTAGTATATTATTAGGAGCCAATTATGGCAAAGTTACAAGAAGAAGTTATTGTTGTAAAAGTAAGTAAATTGTTAAAAGATAGTGAAAATGAATCTGTTATCTTAGACACCGATACTGTTACAAGTATCGAAGCAGTAGTACAAGAACTAGCAGGTGCTGGTACACTTGTAGAAGTTCAAAAAGCATAATTCAATTAAAAAGAGAGATTTTCGATGGCAACTAAACAATCAAAGCGTATCAAACCCAACGCACCTAGTATGATTAAAGCCGCACCAGGGCAAGCATTAAATTTACCTAGTGCAGGACAACCGCAAGGTCAACCATTTGACTTTACTAAATGTCATGTTCACTTTGGTATTCCAGCTTATGGTGGCATGATTACAGAACCTTGTTTCACTAGTTTCTTGCGTTTTATTCTAATGGCAAGTAAAACTGGCTTACAATGGTCATTAGACACTATGGTTAACGAATCACTGGTAACACGTGCTCGTAATAACTTAATGGCTAAGATGATGACTAATCAAGCGGCTACACACTTTATGTTCATCGACGCAGACATTCGCTTCCAGCCAGAAAGTATCTTCATGATGTTAGCCACAGACAAAGATGTTATTGGTGGATTATATCCTAAGAAAGCCTTGCCAATTAGCTATGTAATTAATGTTAAACCAGGCACACAGATCATCAACGATATTTTCCCAGTAGACACAATGGGCACAGGTTTCATGATGTTCAAACGTCATGTATATGAAAAACTAATTGCAGCACATCCAGAAACAAAATATGTAGATGATGTTGGTCTAGGCAAACAATACGAGCCAACCATGTATGCAATCTTTGATTGTGTAATCGATGAGAAAGGTCACTATCTAAGTGAAGACTGGACATTCTGTCGTCGCTGGGCGGCTTTAGGTGGTGAGATCTATGCTCATGCTAAAGTACTATTGAACCACAGTGGTCACTATGAGTTTGCTGGTGACTTGTCAGTATTAACTGGTGGTCAACCAACAATGCCAGACATTACCCCAGACCAAATGGCAGCTAAGAAAGCACAGCAATAATCTTGAACAACGAAAATCTCAAATTTGAAATCTCTCTAAGCGGAACATACTGGGACAAGAAACCTCAGTTTTCCGTTTGGTTAGATGACGACCCGGTAATACAAACAGAACTAGCTAATACAGCTCAAACAGTTACCTTTGAACGTAATGTCGACGAAGGTGCCCACGAGCTTAAAATCCGTTTAGAAAATAAAGATCAACTAACTGACACTGTAATTGAGAATGGCGAAATAGTTAAAGATCTATTACTTAATATTGATGATATTACAATCGATGATATTAGTCTAGGTAACTTACTTTGGTCAGCTGAATACTATCTAGATGTTCCGCAAACATATCAAGGCAAAACTATTACACAATTAGACAACTGTGTCAATCTAGGATGGAATGGCACTTATATTCTTAAATTTACCAGTCCATTTTACATCTGGTTATTAGAAAAACTCTAAGATAAATATAGTAACGACAAAGGTTTACTATGTTTTTAACTGAACTATTTGAACAACAAACAGTCAAGCACGCTAGTTTCTGCTTTGGCCGTATGAATCCCCCAACAATTGGTCATGGTCAATTAATTGACACTGTGGCCAAATCTGCCCAAGGCGGTGACTATTTTATCTTTACTAGTCAAAGCCAAGATCCTAAAAAGAATCCATTGGACTATGCTACTAAAGTTAAATTCATCAAAGCTCTATTTCCACAACAAGCAGGTCATGTCGTATACGATCCAGAAATAAAAACTATCATGCAGGCCGCCAATTGGTTATATAACAAAGGTTATCGTTCAGTTACCTTTGTAGCAGGCAGTGATCGTTTGCCAGCATTTAAAGAATTACTAACCAAATACAACGGACAACCAGATGGCTATAATTTTACTAATATTAATTTTGTTAGTAGCGGCGAACGTGATCCGGATGCGGACGGCATTGCTGGTATTAGTGCTAGTGGCGCTCGTGAAGCCGCCACAAAAGGCAATTTTGAACTATTTGCGCAGGCTACTGGGGCAGGCAAACTAGCTAAACCATTGTATGATGCTGTACGCAAAGGTATGTTATTGGAAGATGCTAGTGGCTACATTCCTAAAAACAAGAAAGAAGCCAAAGACCCACGTTGGTCAAATGCTCTAACTGTAGATGTACACCCAGATACTCCGACTAAGAACGCAAAAGCTCTTAGATTAATATAATGATAGCTGAAATAGCCGTTGAAGTTCACTGTGTCGAGCCTAGATGGGTTCAATTAGAAAATAGCAAATATAGAATTTATCTAAATAACGAACTATTAACAGAACGTGATTGGGTATGGGATCGACATATCTATATTAATGAACTTATAGTTGCAGAACTTGCCCCCAAAGAACAACATATAATCAATGTTGAAGTTATTAAATCCAAACCAGAATATCTAACAAAATTAGATCTTAGAAATTTCTACATCAGTGATGTTGAATATACTCACGAAATCCATAGTGATAGCGTATCCTTTACTATAGCATAAATATAGTTTATTAGGAATATATTATGAAACCATCAGAATTTATTAACGAATCAGAATACAGCCATGAAGAATATAGTGACGAGGCAGGCATGGTTAAAGATAATTTGCTAACAACAATTCGTATGGCATTAGAGCTAGCTAAAAGTCTAGACGACAATGAAGACTTACCTGAATGGTGTCAAGAAAAGATTGCTGTAGCCAAAGGTATGATCGTTGCTGTAGGTGATTATATTCTTAGCCAACATGAACAAGGTATACAACCTACTATTGGCGAGTGTACATCAGGTGCTACAGGCGCGGGTGGTATTGCTACTAGCATGGGTGGTGGCGATGGATTTGGTTGGAGTGAATTCTACAAAGAATCAACCAAACCAACAGCAAAACGTAAGTCAAATATGAGAAAGAGATAATGGACGAGAAGTTTATTAACAGCCTGAAGATTGCATTTGCTAGTCAGTATAGCTTTGCTATCAAAGCACAGAACTTTCACTGGAATGTAGAAGGTCCAGAGTTCTATCAACTACACCTATTGTTTGAAACAATCTACAACGAAGTATATGGTGCCATTGATGATTTCGCGGAAAATATCCGTAAAATAAAAGGCTACACTCCAGCTAGTCTACATCGTTTTTCAGTACTAACAGCCATTGACGACGAAAGCGAATTATTAGTTCCGCAATCTATGGTAGCAGTATTATTACACGATAGTGAAAAAATGCAAGAAATTATGAAACATCTATTTGTACGTGCAGAAGAATTAGGTGAGCACGGACTTAGTAACTTCCTAGCAGATCGCCAAGATGCATTTGCTAAACACGCTTGGTTCTTAAGAGCAACATCAAAGGCAAAATAACATGGATTTTAAAAAAATACTAGCTAAGATTGACTTATTTGAAGGTGCTAGCATGAAAGCCGCTGAGCACAATCCAGAAGGTCCTGAGTTTAAAGGTTATTGGAAAGGTAGTGATAAGAATCCACCTAAACCAGGAATGGGTGTTGGGGGTATGGAAGAAAATATACTTAAAGACCTAAGTAAAGGTCCTAAACCTAAAACCAAAGAACAAGAGCTAGCAGAAGCATTTGAAGCATTCTTAGAGCAACTGGAAGAAGATAATCTAGGTGTAGAGGAAAAACGTCCACAACGTCAAGGTAGTCGCCCAGCACGAGAATATACTTCCTTAGATAAACCAAGTAAACGTTATAACTACAAAAAAGCTGTAGATGAAGGTACTGAAATGATTTCTAAGTTTCGCCAAGAACTAGAAGCATTACAAGCAAGCGATAAATCCCCAGCAGAAAAACAAGCAATTTATTCATATCTAGTGGATAAGTTTGGCAAAGAAGCTCAAGAATATAAACAAAGTAGACAACAAATTAAAGAATTCGGTGCTGCACAGCCACAAGGCACAGCTGGTCAAACTTCAGTATCACAATCAACTAGTGGGCAAATGCAACAAGATCCTAAACAAGCAGCTGCAACAGCTCAAGCATTAGCGGCATTAAAATCCGGAACAAAAAGCACAGCGCCAACTCCGCAGATTGCCAAAGCACTTGATTCGGCTAGTCAAGGTAAACCTGTTGGACAACAAGATATGAAAGCTCTTGAACCAATGATGAAAGATATGACCACAGTAGCCCAAGACCCTAAACTTGCTGCACAGTTTAGAACACTAGCACAGCAAATTCAGCAGGTTCAAGGTAAGCAACAAACTCCTACAACTTAATCGTCTAGGTCATCGTAAGTGTTAACAGCAGTTACGCTTTGTAGGTCTTTTTCTAAACTTTTAATAAAACGTTTGGCACTAGCAAGTTTATTGAACATGCGTGCTGACCGTTTCTTGTTTAAATAAACACAAAACTTTCCGCCTTCATCACGCTTGACTTCTGCCAGAATATCTTGAATTTTGGTCTTATACACAGCACTAACATCTAATAATGTATCAAATCCTAGTAAAATACTGTCACCTTTTTGGCCAACTTTGACTAGATTTTGCGTAAACTGACCGCTGGTATTAGCTTCACGCATTAACAATGCAGCTGTACGTATGTTTGGAACTTGAATATAGCCATCTTCATCTACCCAGAAATCTACACCCTCTTCACGTCCATTGTAAGGATCTGAGATAACTTCTAATAGTTGTTCTAAATTTGCCATGAATCTAACCTACACTTTGAGTTGTTGATAATATGTGAATTATAGCATCGTTGTCTATAGTTGTCAACCATTTTGTTTATGATAAATACTCTATAGAGGAATCATATGTTAGTTAAAGATCTATTTGAATACGATGCTTGGTCTGGTCCAGATAATCCCTGGCACAATCAAAGTGATGATGACCAGTGGTCAGATGGCAACGATGAGTGGCATGGTCAAGCCAGCGGTGATATGACGGAAGATATGGCTGTGTCTAACATGATTACCACAGAAGGTAATGAATTAAGTGATATTGTAACAGCACGCGGATTAATGGGTGCTGCTGTCAGTGACCCATTAAACCAAAAACACAAATACTTTGAATTCCTCAAACATATTAGAGAAAAGCACGGCCCAGAATATAGTACACGTGTACACCAAAAAGCCGCGCAACTTGCTCGCTCTAAGGATTAAACATACATGTCGCAACAAATTATTATACAATCACAACAGCCAGGTGGTAAAACATTTGTTATGCCTGAGGGCTATCAAACTAGTGTAGAACTATATTGTTGGGGTGCTGGTAGTGGTCAATCGACTAACGGAACAATTGGTGCAGGAGGCGGATACGCTACTGCGGTTGTAACTATTAATCCAGGCGATGTTGTGGCTTTCTGCGTAGGCGGGCCTGGTAGGGGTCAAACAGGTGGGTCCGGTTTTAAAGATGGTCGCTTTGCTGGTGGGGCAGGTGGACCATTCGGCGACGAAGATGGCGACACTGGTGGTGGTGGCGGTGGTGGTGGCGCAACAGCCGTACTAATTAACAACGTTCCTGTATGTGTAGCTGCTGGCGCAGGCGGCGCTGGTGGTGGCGCAGATGATGGCGGTCCAGATACTCCCGGTAACCCTGGGGGTGTTTATCCAGGGCATGCAACAGCATATTTCCCGATTTCATGGGGTAGTGCTTGGTGCACATTCTTAAACACCTACGGTATCTGGGATGGCGGTAGTGCGTATGCGAGTAGCTTCTCAGCGTCGACTGTTATTAATTTCCCTACTACTGGAACTTATACTTTCTATTTTAGCACAGACAATTCGGGTAGTTTTAACATAGATGGCAGTGGTGGCGGATCATATTCTACATATACATCATACGGCACATTTACACAATCTATCACAGCAGGCAATCATACTGTTAATATCAGTGCTTCTAACACAGGCGGCCCAGGTGGAGTAGCATTACAAATTATCAAACCCGACACTACAGAACTATGGGACACTCGTGCATTAGTTACTGATACAGGATTAACTAACAATACAATTGGTCAATCTGCTGGACTCGGATTTTCGTCAGGTGGTGGCGGCGGTGGTGGCTATTTTGGCGGTGAAGCTGGTGTTAGTTACGGAGATGATAGCGGCCCCGGTGGAGCAGGCAATGGCGGTCTAAGCTACGGTACTGTTACATTACCAGGTAGTGGAACAACAGGGGCTGGTAAAAATACAGCATATTATCCAGCAAATTTACCTAATATGGGCGATGCTGGATTTGCTGGTTACATTTACATGGTTTTAGTTAAATTGCCAGGATTAAAAGTTAAATATTCAGGTAATTGGTTAAATGTTACAAATTCTTATGTTCGAGTAAACCCACCAGAAACAGGTGGACAAACAGTCAATACAACATTCAATACCTTGGGCACTACATACTTTAAAATTCCACAACAAATTACTAGTTTGAATATATCGTATGCAACAGCTACAGGAACTCAAACCACAACTATACCTGCTATCCCTAACAGTACGATACCTATTACCGTAGGTGATTATGGTCAGCCTAGTCAAGTTGGTGATTTCACAGTTCCCGCATTCCAAGCAGATGTGTTTAGTTTCTATGGTAATATTGACGATCTAGATGATACTAATTTTAGTGTAGCCACAACAAACGGTGCAAGCTATCAAGGTAGTGGTACTAGTGGTGTGCTAACAGCAGGTGCGGCCGCAAAAGGCATTTACTATGCCGAAACTAATGAACGATATCACGGTGATTTGTCAGCTAGCATATCAATTAACACAGTGCCAATTGGCGTCTTGGGATCTCACTTCCAGGCCTATATCTCATATTACAGTGGTAGATACGGCCCAACTGGTTACGCATATTTCTTACAACAACCAACAGCGGCAAATAGTTATGTTGCTGTGTTTAGAGTATATGATCCAGGTGGTAGCGAAGGAACATATAATTATACTATTGGTCTGCAACAACAGGGTAGTTTTATAGTTAGTTATACATATCCGGCATTGATCACCGGATGGAAACCAATTGCGGACATTTTTATTAGACAAGGTGGTATTTGGAAACCAGTGGCACAATCAAATAATATTGTCTTAGACAGTTATTAATTGAAATATTTTAAAGGAGAAGTTCAATGAAAAAACTAGCATTAGTATTAGCATTAGTTTCAACAGTGGCATTAGCTGATGGCGCTATTCCTGCTGCAAGTATTCGTACACAAGATGTAAATGATATTTGTAGCACAAAAACAGGTACTATCCGTGATGTCAGCGAAGCAACTAAACAACAAGTTTATAGATTAGCAGGTGTGCCATATGGAGATCGTAGTTTATGTAGTTTAGGCTACGAAGTTGATCACCGTATCAGTTTAGAAGTAGGTGGCACAAACGATATCAGTAACTTACAATTACAAGCATATTGCACAAGAGCACAACTAGCACCGAACTTTCCAGCTCGTGTATTATATGATGCACACGCTAAAGATCAAGTTGAAAACCAAACTCATGCAGCAATTTGTGCTAGACAAATTACTCCAGCACAAGGCCAAGCTAATTTATTTAATTGGCACAACTAATTAATCCAACCCAAAAGAACCGCCCAAGTGGCGGTTTTTTGTTGACTAACATACCAAAATCGTGTATAATGCTCATATATTAAATTACGATAAATACTACATTATGCGAGCAGAAGAACTAATTAGAGCAACAGATCACACTAAAATCTATTTAGATATGGATGGTGTTCTTGCTGATTTCTTTCATGAATATGCTAAATTAGCAGGAGTACCTGCAGATAATTTTGGCAAACATGATTACAGATCAATTCCTCCAGCAAAAGAGGATCCTACATTGAATAAAATGGTAGGTACAGACTTTTTTGCCCGATTACCTATGTTTCCAACAGCACCTAGTCTAGTACAATTAGTCTTAAGTTATGTACCCGATTACAGTATTTGTTCAAGCCCCTTACGTGGCGACCATAAGAACAGCGAACACTGGAAACGTGAATGGATTAAGCAACACCTAAGCCCACAACCAAATGATATAGTTATCACAGGCACAAAAGAAACACACGCTGTAAACTCAGATGGTAGTCCTAATATCTTAATTGATGATCGAGGCACTAACATTAGTCGTTGGAAGGCACGTGGAGGCATTGGTATTAAATATCAAGCAGATGAAGACAGTTTAGATATAGTAGCACGAGGACTAGCACACGCATATGGTTACTAAGTTATTAGAAGGCGGCAATGTTTTTAAAGATGCCAAAGGCCTTCCAGACACAAAACGCATTACCCGAGATAATGTTGTACCTACAGTACAATGGTTAGAGCAACTTACTGGATTAAATCTAGTAGATAATATGCTAGGTTCAACAGGCCGAGCAGAGACCAGCGGTGATCTAGACCTTGGTGTTGATTCTACTAAAGTAAGTAAAGATGTACTAATACAACAATTATTAAAACGTGGTATTAAAAATGTCGACATTAAAAAATCCGGAGATGCTGTACATTTAAAAACTCCTATCTTAGGTGATCCAACTAATGGTTATGTACAAACAGATTTTATGTTTACAGATACGCCAGACTGGCAACATTTTGCCCTAGCTGGTGGCACACCTGGTAGTCAATTTAAAGGTGTACATCGTAATATATTATTAGCTAGTCTAGCCAAGGCACAGAACTTAAAATTCAGTCAAAAGTTTGGCCTAGTTGATCGTACCACTAATGAAGTTATTACTCGAGACCCCAATGAAATTGCTGTTCATTTATTAGGTCAAGGACATACAGGCAAAGACTTAGCCAATGTAGAAACGATAATTAAAAGTATAAAAGGTCGCACAGACTTTGAACAATTAATAGCAGATGCCAAAGAAGCATTTGCTCGTGACAATTTAGTATTACCAGAGAGTAGTCCATTACCGGGCACAGGTGCTTGGTTTAGAGCTTTTGCAAATTTAGATATCTAGGAAAATAAAATGAGAGCAAAACAATTTACACGTAGAGTTAATGAAGGTATGGGTGACAGTGATGAAGCCAATGCTGTAGTAGCAGAAGTTATTAAACTTATTGGTGAAGGACATACAGAAGTAAGTCCAGATGTTATCACTACCAAAGTATCGGCGGCCTTAGGCCATCCGTTTATGCTTAAAGATCTAGTGGCAGTTAACCATGCTAGCCCAGAACTACAACACTATATCGACAGCATCAATCCAAGCAAGATTAAGTTCTCAACAGATATCTTAACAGTTAAAAATGAAGATCCTGCTAAAGCTAAAGAAAAGTCCGAAGCAGGAGTAGCAAACATGGCAGCACGTGCCGCTAG